GCCCCGGCTAAACACGAAGTCCTCCCGCAGCGCCCGCGATAGCTGCCCGAGGCTCTGCCCGTCAGTGATGCTCTGCGCTACGAGCTCACGGACCCGCTGCCGAGTCGCCGACGCTAGGTTCATGTCGCCGGTCACCTGGAGCAGTTGCGCCGCCCGGTGCTCCGCATAGACGCCGGCCACGCGCTGCACCTCGTCCGTGAGTACCTCGGAGCCGACCGCCGCGAGCATGGACAGGCTGAACGACTCCGTAAGTTCTGCGACGACGTCCTTCCCGTACTTCGCCCACCAGTCCCAGTCGTAGCCGTCCAGGTCGCCGATCTCGATCTTCTCGGTGAATCGCTTCGGGTTCAGCCGGATACGCCGGCCCGTGAAGGGCTCCAGGTAGGCCACCAGTGCGTCGACCTCGCTTCTGAGGCGCCGGGCCCACGCCGTGCCGACGCGGTCCTCCTGCGTATCGACGGGCTGCGGCTTGATGTCCGCATCGTCTGCGGCTTTGGCTGAGAGCTGGAGCGGTGCTGGCGCGGCTGGTAACTCGTCGCCGCCGTCACCGTCGATCTTGTCGTGGTCGAGGAGGGCACGGCGCTCGTCCAGCGTCAGTGATTTCGTGTCGAATCCGACTTCGGCCATCCGTAGGCGGTGCTCCCGGTCCTGGGGCACGGGGTTGTCGAAATCCCACTCCAGCTTGTCGTCGAATATCCGGGCGACCTTGTTGCGAGCACCACGGATGCGGACAAGCCGCGGTTTGACCAGCCACCGAGCGAAGTGCACCTCCGCCGCCTCGGCGTTGGCGCGGTTGACGCTCTCCGACACGCCCATGATCGAGGGGTGAATGCCGTAGGCGCCGAACACGAGGTCGCGGGTCAGCCGGCGGGTAGCGTCGAATTGCATGTCCCGTTGGGTGTACTTCGCCTCGTGGAACTTGGCATGCTCGAGGATGGCGACCTTGTGCGCGTTGGCGACGCCGCGATGCTCCGCCTTCCAGTGGACGAGGAATCGCTCGTACTGCGCGTCGTCCCACGTCTCGTCAGTCTCAATGAACCCGCTGATCGTCGTGCCGTTCTCGTAGAAGTTGCGGGACCACTGCGCAGCCTTCTTCTCGGCGTCGAGGTCGACGGCCAGCGAGCGGACCGGGCTCATGCCGATGTACGGGTCGAGCGGCGACGGCATGGCCAGGTGGACGACCTCCTCCGGCTCCAAGCGAAGCCGGAGGCTGCCGATCACGTACTCCCAGCCGCCGATGAACTCGGCGGGGTGCGGGATCGCGCGCACCCGATCTGGCCGCAGTGGCCACAGCTCCAAAGGCTCACGGGCTGTGCCGACCAGCATCCAGTAGGCATTGCCCGCGAGCTCGAGGTGCTGCTGAAAGGTCTCCGTGAAGGTGAAGTCGGACGTGAACGGGTTCGCGCCCTCGAAGAGCTCGATCAGCGGGTGCTCGGTGACCTCCTCACGCTCGCCATTGGGCGCACGCTGGTACAGGTGCCACTCGACCGATGCGACGGCGGTAGCGATGCGGCTCACGACCGCGAAGAGCCAGGGCACGGCGCCGTAGGTGTTGAGGTTGGCCAGCGTCGACTGGGAGGTCATCGAACTGCCGGTGAACAGGCCGCCGAAGCTGCCCGCACCCTGCGGTGGCCGCTCGGGAGCTGCCTTCTGCATGAACGTGTCGAGCAAGCCGCCAATGATGGTCATCTGCTACCTCCACGTTCGTACAGGACGGCTCCGGTAACGGTGAGCAGGCCCGCTAGCAGGAGCGCCGCCGGCCAGCTCCAGGTGGCGATGGCGGCGACGACGGCGACGAGGCCGGCGCTTTCGGCCAGAGCTGCGCGCTGTGCTCGGGTCATGTCACGCCTCCTCGAACTCGTCGCAGTCACACAGGCGGCAGGGGCCGTCGTCGCCGCGGTGTTCGTCGTCGTCGTGCCCGCAGGTACACGTCCGCTCTTCACTCATGGCGCCTGCTCCAGCAGCGCGAGGGTGCGCCGCACGGCAGCAATCTCGTCGCCCTTCGTTCGGAGCTGTATGGCCAACGCAGCCACGTTTTCCTGGATGCGTTTGTGATCAGCATCAAGCCGCCCGATGAGAGCTTGCAGCTGGTCCGCGAGACCCCCTTCGTTTGGGGGTGTGCCCTCTTGCTCCTGGGGTACCGAAGGCTGCGCTGTGGGTGGTGGGCTGCCAAGCCACGACGGGTGTAAGTGGCTCTGCTCCTCATGTCCCATTCGCGGGATGGCATGCCGCATGATCTGGGCGACGCGGACGACAAAGTGGGTCGAATCGTCGCCGCCTTCAACTCGGATCGCCTCCACGATCTCATCGCGGGACATGCCTCCGCTCGCCTTGCCGAGTACACGGTCACGGAGAGACGCGAAGGTGGGCCCCGTGGCGAAATTCTCCTGCTGCGTGGAACCGGATGCCGCTCGCTTCGTCCGTTGGTCTGCGTCGAATGTCTGCTCCGACTGCCTTACCCAATCAATCGTCTGCACCGAATTCGGCATCGACTTCTCAGCGCCACAGTGCTTGCAGCGCGCGACGCCGTCAGCCCCGTTCTGCTCGGGCAGCATCCAGTGGTGCGCAGGCTCTGTACACGCGGCCTCGGTCTGTTCTGGCGCGATCGCCATGCTCATCCGACCCACCTCACCCTCGGCTGTCTCGGCTTCACGATCAGGTGCGTCAGCGCCCACACCAGCGCGTCCATCCGGTTCGGGCTCTTCGAGCTCTCCCCTGGCACGTACGACACCATCTCCTCTTCCAACGCAGGGAACGACCCGACGTGGAAGACGTGGCCCTTCTCGTACAGCGCAGCGACCGGCTCCGCGCGTACGGCTTTGCCACGCGTCGCCTGCACGCTCGTGTAGGACACCGACATGCCCTCGTCGCGAGCAACGCCACGGATGGTCGACTCCACCATATCGCCGCCGTAGTTCGCCTCGCCGATCACGCGGTCCGCGGAGTTGTCCTCGTAGGCCGCCACCACTCGGTGCCCCCAGCCTGCCGGCGTTGTCTTGACGCTATCGTCAGCGAGGACGTACCCGTTGCCGTCGCTGCCGCGCGCGGCCACCACGATCCCGCATTCGGTCGCACCGCCAGGCGGGTCGACCCCAACCACGACGCGGGTTAGCTCGACCTCGTCTGGCACAGCCACGATGCGCTGGGTCTCGACGAGCTCGCGCGACCACAGCGCCCCGGGCACTTCGTCGACGTCCTCGGCAAGGATCTCCTGCCTGTACGCCAGCGAAGTCATGTCCCCGGCGATCTCCTCGATCGCTTCGTGGGAGATGAACGGGTTGTCGGCGCTCTTGAAGTGGAACGTCTCCCAGCGGCCTGTGGTGTCCGCCTGGGCCCGCTTGAACAGCTTCGGGGCGTGCAGCGGGTCACGGGCCTTGGTAGTGCTCTTCGAGTGGAGCGAAGGCGGCGTGTAGACGAACACCGCATGCCCGTTGTTGTCGAGCAGCATCGGCGCGCCCACGACGCCCCAAGCGTCCTCGCTCATCAGCTGGTACTCGTCGAGGATCAGCAGGTCGGCGTAGTCACCGCGGAGGGTGTCAGCGTTCCACGCGGTCTTGGCGCGGATGCGCTGCTCGGTCCCTGGCCGCTCGATGAAGTGCTCGCTCTCGTTCTTGGCGAACACACCGGCCTCGGTAAGTTCGTGGAAGGCCTGCTTGATCTCGAACCAGAAGCGGCCTACCTGTTCCGTGGTGGGAGCTCCGTACAGGACGCGCCAACCCTCCAAGAAGTAGTCGGAGGCGAGGCGCGCAACGCCGGTCGTCTTCCCTCCGCGGCGGCCGGCGCGAATCACCTTGCGCGGCTTCCGCGACACCACGAAGGCGTGTTGCTCGGGGTGGCCCTCCGTCGACCGCAGGGTGACGGTGAGCTTGCGAGTGGCGGTGGTCAATCTTCCTCCACAGCGAAGTCGTTCGATGGCAGCGTGCGCTCCGGGGCAGCGGTCCCATAGCGGACGGTGATCTCCACAGGGCCACCGGTGTTGGGGAGGTCGCCGAGCAAGCTTCGCTCACTGGGGAACATGCGGAAGTGCTTGCCGAGCAGCTCGAGCGCCCGGTTGGCGACGGCACCCTCATACACGTACTCGCCAGTGCGCTTCCCGTCTCTATACACAGGGACCGCTTGCATGGCCATGTCGACATTCGCGCCGAGCTTCTGGACGACCCAGTCCGCGTCGATCTGGGTGCGCTCAGCTTGCTCACTGCGGGCTGATTCGACGGCTGCAGCTATTGCAGGTTTTGTCAGGTTCTCTTGGCCAATCGACCTCGCTGTACGAGCGGAATAGCCCGCCTCGATGGCGGCCTGAGTCGCGTTGCTCAGCAAGAGGTACAGGTCGACGAACCGCTGCTGCTTCAAGGTGAGCCGAGCCTCGCTCACGCGGCCTCCCTTACACCAAGGAAGGAGACGTTGCGCGGCATAGCCCTACCGTGGTCGATCTCGGCCCAGCGGCGCGCGGTGACGGCCGCATGGTGATTCGCGGCGCAGGAGTCGGTGTGGAGGATAGGACGGGCAGCGGCGATGCTGCAGGAGAGACAGACCATGAAAAACGGGCGCCTCTAGCCCTGGGAAGAACCGTGAGACGCCCGATGCGCGGAGATTATACCATTCGCGGCGCCTGGGGGTGACCAGCCTTTTCAGCGTCTCACGGCCAAGAATCGCTGGGCCCCCAGGCCCCGGAGCGCCATCTTCTCGTGCGACCGAATCAGTCGTTTCGTTTCGCGGTCTCGAGCTCTGCGGGGATCAAGCAACACCCGTCCTCGACCGGCACCGCGTCCGCCTCATGACCTGGAAGCACCGTCCCGGCTATGCAAGAGCAGCAGGGCCTATCTGGGCACGTCTCAGGTGGCTCAACGCCCAGGTATGAGCAGCCGTAGGTCTGACACTTCTCCGTCAACTCCCACCCCCTTGCAACCGAAGATGCCGGTTTGGTTCATCACGATCAGGTGTCGCACACGCCGGCGTCGCACTCTTCGCCGGCCTCGGTGGTCCACAGCTCGAGCCGCGGCTGAGCGACATCATGGCCGCCGTAACGCGAACGCAGGGGCCTTCGGTCTCGGTCGAGGTATACCGGCACCGGATTATGCTCGCGTAGTCCCTCGTCGAGTTCCACCGCGCTATCGAAGAGGTCAGGGTGGTCGAGCTTGAGGTGTTGCCACGTCGGCCCGTTGTGCAGAGGGCAGAAGTAGCACGAGCTCGGCGGCGGGACCGGCAGACCGGCCTCTTTCAGAACCTCAACGCACACGGACCGTGACCAACCAAGCTCGATCAGCGGCCAGCGGTTCCGGTTCTGCTTGACCCTCGAGTCGCGCATCCGGTTGATATCACGGGTGTCTCGTGTGAGCTCGAGCTGGGCGATCAGCGGACGGCGCTTGCCAAATCGCGCATGGAGGTATTGCTCGATCGGCTCGATCTTCCACGACTGCGTGCACACTCTCGGAGATCGGCCCTCGCCCGCGTAGACCGGGATCGGCGTGTACTTTCCCGCCTGCATGAATTGGAGCAGAGGGCCGCGGTGGGACTGGACTCGAACGAAGTCCACACCGAAATCTGCGAGCCATTCCTCGTACCACGCGGCCGTCTCGTACGTCTCGGGCAGCTCTGCGCCGGTGTCGGCGAACACGACGATCTCTGCCCGTGGCTTCACGAGACCTACGGCATTCGCGTACAACAATGCGGCGCTCGGGGTCCCGCCTCCATAGCTCAGGTACTCGATGGGCTCTAGCTTTGGCATCGTGCCTCCTGCTCTTTTGCCATGCGACCGAATGCCGTGTTTTGTTTCACAGAAGGCGCCCCGATTTGACGACGGCCGTCTCCAAGTTCCGCTTCGCCGCGTGGAAGTATTCAGGCTTCAATTCGATCCCCACGAACCGTCGCCCTTGCTGGACCGCGACGTAGCCCTCAGAACCGATGCCAGCGAACGGGGACAGGACGGTCTCTCCCTTGTTGCTCCACAGCCGGATGCACCGCTCGATCACACCGAGTTGGAGCGGCGCGATGTGACGCTCATCCTGGTCAGCACGGGCCTCTGCAACCTGCAGCGTGTCAGTCTCTCGAATGCCATACCAGATCGGACGCGCCCACTCGATCCACTGCTCGTCGCTGATATCGGTCCGAATCGGCGTCTCGTTCTCCCCGGGCGTCCGGAACACCAAGATGTAGTCCGCAAGAGCCGGTCGGAGCCAAGATGAATCCTTTCGCTTCTGGACGAACAGCAGCCCTTTGGCGTGGGTGCGGATCGCCTGGGCCTGCGGGTCCTTGTCGATGACCACTTCGCCGTGGTAGACGAAGCCGTGCTCCTGGTAATGCTCAATCAGCTTTCCTCTGAAATCCTTGAGCCCGATGTAGCCGTCCAACACCTTCTGGGCGGTGATCTGGGCACAGTGGACACAGATAAGACGCCCCGGTTTCATGACCCGCGCGAGATTGCTCGTGATGAAGCCCATGTGTGCGAAGAACTCCTCGGGAGATCTGCAGTTCCCAAGGTCTCGCTCGGTCGGTGAGTAGACGTACAGCGCTTGGAATGGAGGCGAGTACACCGCGAGGTCGACGGAGCGATCCGGAAGGCCCACCATGATCTCGGCTGCGTCGCCGTTGTAGAGCGCCCACGTATCGTTACCAGCCTGGTCCACCACGTTCATTCGATTCCCCTCAGCCAGCTAGGTAGTCTCATGTCCTGCGCCGGGTCGTACTCAAAAGGCAGGGTCCCGTTGGAGATCTCCGCGCGCTCGAAGGCGGCCACGTGTTTCACGAGCTCCGCAGCCATCTCGTCGGCCTCACGCTCCTTCCGTAGCACGTTCTCGAAGATCGCCTCCTCAATATCCGAGAGCACAACGTAGGCGTACACCGGGCGTTGCTGGCCAAATCGCCAGCAGCGCCGAATCGCCTGGTAATACTGCTCGTATGAGTCGCCCAGTCCCACGAACGCCATCCGGGAGCAGTGCTGAAAGTTCATGCCGAACCCTGCGATGGTCGGCTTCGTCACCAACACGGCGTCAGGGCTATCTATGAACCGCTCGAGTGCCTCAGCCTTGCATTCCGGTGAGTCCGCGCCTTCCACGAGGATGGCCCGGTCGCCCAGAGCCGCCGCCAGGTCACGCCCCTCATCATTAAGCCCGCACCATGCGATCCACGGTTCTTCTGAGGTAGCCGTGATGAGATCCACCGCCGCCGACACCCGCGCGTCCTTCGTCTGACGGCGTACGTCCGCACGATCCGTGACGCCGCGCAGGCGATCGGGGAATAGCCGGCCCGAGAGGCGAACCGCCGCCTGGACGATCACCGGCTCGATCGTCAGCGGCGGGAGGTCGTAGCCGTCGTCCACGTAGCCGAGGTCTGACGGCCGTTTCAACGACATTCCCCACGAGGCGAGCCATCGCCAGAATGACGGACGCGCGTGGCCCTTGAGGCGCCATCCGGACGCCCGTCCGTCATCGGCAGCGTGAGTAAAAAAGGTGGCCAAAACATCTCGCCGCCCCATCACGCCAAGGAACGCGGCGTGGTTCGTGATCTCCTGTATGTCGTTGGGCGCCGGGGTTGCCGTGCAACAAAGCCGGAACGGCGTGTCTTGGAAGGCATCGATCAACCAATTCCGGTAGACCCCCTCGGTCGCTTTCAGAATGCTCGACTCGTCGAGGACCACCGCTCCGAAGGCCGTCGGGTCGAAATGCGCGAGCATCTCGTAGTTGGTTACGGTGATTCGTTCGGCTCCTAGTTGCTCGCGGGCGTAGCCGACCTCGATGCCGAGATCCTGCGCCATCATCACCGTCTGACGCGCCACGGACAGAGGAGCGAGTATTAGAGTGCGCTCGCCAGTCAGCCTGGCCCATTCGAGTTGCATGTACGTCTTACCGAGGCCGGCATCAGCGAAGATCGCAGCCCTGCCTTTGGCCAGCGCCCAGCGCGTCAGGTCGCCTTGGAACGGGAAGAGGATCGGGTTCACGTCCTCTGAGGACACGTCGACCCCCACGGACGGCGCGATCGCCCGCTTTGCTCTAATGAATTGCTCGTATGTCGTCATCTGCAACCGTTCATCCTGAATCGTTTGGGTCAACCTTGGTAACGTCGGCATGTCTCTCCCTGCCCGGCCAGTGGTCGTCCAGGACCTGTCGCCGGAACTTGTCCTTTTCGATCTGCCACACGGTCTCGATCCCAGCCCGCTCGAGGCCGAGGTCAAATCCGCCGATACCCGTGAACACTGAGCCCGCTATCACCACGCCGTGCAACCTTTCACCTTGCTTTGTCTTACTAGCCCGCCCCGACCGACCGACCGCCAGCCTTCGCCCGCGGTTGCAATCCACCGAGCCGGAATATCCGTGTTCCGCAGACCGGGCACTGCCCCTCGGTCGCCGGCCGGCCGTTCTTCATCAGGACCGTCTTGGCGTTGGCGATCTCTCGCTCCGCACGGCAACGCATGCAATACCCCGTCACATCTCACCTCCGAAGTGCTCCTCGCCCACGGCGCGCAGCCGAGCGAACTCGGCGGGCCGCAGCGACAGCTTCACCCGCTGGCCCAGGTCGTCCATGCCCTCGATCACCAGCTCGTGGCGTTCCGGCTTACCCATCGCCATTGACGTGTGGGTGATGGGCTGCACGGTCAGGCCCGGGCGCACCGCCGCGGGGTCTCCCTCAACCCTAGGCATGGGGCACGTCCTGGGAGGCGCGGTAAGGGTTCTTGGGCGGCGTGGATACGAGGCCCTTGTCCATGCTGCCCCAGGAGTCGTCCCACTCATGCTCAGAGATGATCCGCGCAACCTCGTTGACATCGTTGGTCGGCTTGCGGTCGGGGAGCAGATATCGCCAGACATCGAGAGCGGCTTCAACTGTCCACTTGTGATAACCCACGTCTCTAGCCATTACTCGGCTCCACGCCGGAAACCCGGGCGTCGGTCTTGGGTGTGAGCACGGCGACCGTGGCCTCGTTCGTGCCCGTCGCCCACATCCGCGACGCCAGCCGCTCGTAGCCCTTCGCCACGACTCCGTCTCTCGTCTTGTTCGTGGTCACGACAGTCTTCGCGCCCCGAGCCATGCGCTGCTCGACGATTGACGTCAGCCGCTCGTTGGTCCAGTCGGATCCCGTCTCGAGGCCGAGGTCGTCGAGCACAAGAATCCGTGCCTCGCGGCACACCGCAAGCACGTCCTCGATGCGCAGGTCGGGATCGTTGAACGTCGCCCGCATCCGGTCCAGCAGCGCCGGCACAAACTCGTAGCGCACGGCCACGCCACGGGCCAGGTACTCACGACAAATGCTTTCCGCGAGGTGGGACTTACCGGTCCCCGTGCCACCCGTCAGCGTGAAGAGCGAGGGCCGGTCGTTGTTGGTGAAGTCGACGGCCCGGCCGAAAGCCGTCTCGGTCCCTTCGCGCTGCTCGAAGTTGTCGAAACGGCGCGTCCAGTCGTCGGGGCGCTGATGGGGGATGCCCGACCGGGCGAAGAGCTCGCGGACCTTCTCGGCGTCGTTCTCCTCGCAGCGACAGGCTGGCGCCTCGTCCACTCGGCCAGGGCCGACGCGCTCAGCGATCATGTCCCACACGCCCGGTAGCGATATCTTGATCAGGTGGCAGCGGTCGCAGAATGCCCACTCCGGCATGGGGGAGCGGTTCCGCTCGGCGATGGTGCTGTAGGTCTTCGTGAGGGATTGCATCAGCCGTTGTACCTCGCCGCTTCTTGTGCCCACATGTCGGGGTCGTTGATCTGCCCGTTGCTTTGCTGGCCCTGCCCGTTCATCCTGGTCGTCTTGCCATCGAGAACGTTCTTGATCGCAATCCCCAGAGGCGTGCCCTTGAGCACTGCGACAGGGTCGTGCCAGCCGTAGCTCAGCCGAAGCGCTGGGTACTCCGCAGCGAAGCCGCGAACTACCTCAGCGCGGTCAACCCCCGCCTCAAGGCATGATGCGGAGACCCGCTCTGCGGCCTTGCTATGGTTGATCGCTCGGTAGCCGGGGAGAACGGCGAGAGGCATGAACCAGTCCGGGACCTCCCAGGCAGGACCCCGCGAGTGCGTCGGGGCACGGGGGACTCTCGGGGGGTTCTCTGGTTGGGTACTCTCCTCTTCTCTCCTCTCCTCTAGCCCCGCAGAATCGTCGTAGTCTGCGCGCAGATTCGACGTAGACTCCGCTGTAGCCTGCGCAACAGACGGGTGCCTTTCTTCGTACCACCTTCGCGCACGCTGCCGGTTGGCTTCGCGCTTTTCAG